AACCGACAATGCGTCACATGGAGTTATCAAGGTGGATAACCACTAACGGAGATGCCTGTACTTCTGACCAACTACTGACCCTTTGGAACAACATAGCGATGTGGGCGGGGGTTGCTGATAGTGCCGAGATAAGGTCTAAGGTTCTTTACTACTACGCAAGAGCAAGGGATAGGGAAAAGAAGTGATTGATTCCATTCGTTTGTTTCCAATGGTGCAGCCCTCTGGATTTCCAGACAAGTCTGATGTTGTTGACAGAAAGATGGAGAAGCAACAAGAAGTTCAGCGCACTCAGCTAGAACAGAAGAACATGCAGATTGCCATTCAAGACTTAGCCTTTGAGATTTACACAAAGACTGCTGAACAGGAAAAACTAAGGCTTGAGATATTTCAGAATCGTAAGATAGACATATTAGTTTAGGAGTTTTAAATGAACGACTTAAAAGGCAGACTTACTTTCTATGTAACCTTTATGGTTAGCGCAACTCTTTGCATTTGTATTCTTGGGATGGTTGGTGCTTTCATTCTTGGTCTATGGGCAAAAGAGGTCGATAATGCTGCCATATTCAGTCTCCTCTCTCCAGCATTTCAGACAATTATTGGGGGTTTCATCGGCCTCTTAGCTGGTGTCAAACTATCACATGATGAAGAAAATACTAATTGTAAAAAGGACTAAATAATGCTAACTCTACTTTCAACTTTGATCTCTTTTCTGATGGGTGGCTTACCAAAGCTACTAGCGTTTTTCCAAGATAGATCAGATAAGGCGCATGAGTTAGAACTTGCTCAACTACAGATTCAACGTGAACTGGAGATGCGTAAGCTAGGCTTTGAGGCTCAAGAAAGAGTAGAGCATATTAAGTCTGAGCAGTTGGCTATGGAGACTGCCTCACAGACTACCCAAACTATCGTAGCTGCCCAACAAGCTGAGATGCAAGCCCTATATGCTCACGATACCTCTATGAATGAAGGCACAAGCCAATGGATGAAGAATCTACGGGCTAGTGTGCGTCCTGTCATTACCTATGGTTTCTTTTTCTTACTGGTGTTTGTGGATGTAGCAGGGTTTTGGTACGGCTACCACATGAGCGTCCCTTTCAATGATCTACTTGAGATGCTCTGGGATTCTGATACCCAAGCCTTGTTTGCCAGCATTATTGCTTTCCACTTTGGCGGTAGAGCATTTGGCAGCAAGTAATGAAAGTCTCTGCTAAATCTATCTACATGATTAAGCACCATGAAGGTGTGCGTCAGAAGCCCTATAAATGCCCTGCAAAGCTATGGACTGTGGGTGTTGGTCATGTACTGTACCCAGAGCAGGGAAAACTCAAGATAGACCAACGTGATGGCTTTGCTTTAAAGATAGAAGACTTCAGGGTCTTTAGCATGGAGGAGGTCGATGGAATACTTAGAACTGATTTGGATAGGTTTGAGCGAGGAGTTGAGAAGTTCTGTCCAGTACCTCTTACCCAAGGTCAATTCGATGCTTTGGTATCTTTTAGCTTTAATGTTGGTTTGGGAACACTACAGCGTTCAACCCTCCGTCAGAAGGTTCTTAGGGGGGATATGGAGGGTGCGTCAGAGGAATTACTGAAGTACTGCATGGCTGGTGGTAAAGTTCTTAGAGGATTGCTGAACAGACGAAAAGACGAGCAAGTAGTATTTCTTAATTAAACTGACATAGACATAAGATTTAATCTCGCCTATGGCAAACATACCTACAGTAGAAGATGCTGAAATCTTTGCCAAGAGCGTTAAGAAGTACCAGTTACTTTTAAGCCTTGGTGATTGGCGTATAGAGAGAGGGTCTAAGCCAGCAAAGCAAGCGATGGCCTCCGTAGAGTTTAATCAGGGTGCTAGACTAGCCACTTATAGGTTAGGTGACTTTGGTGCTGAGAAGATCACACCCGACTCCTTGGATAGAACTGCCCTACATGAGTTACTGCACATCTTTCTACACGACTTAATGTCTGTAGCGCAAGACCCTAAATCCTCTCAAGATGAGATTGAGATGCAAGAGCATAGAGTCATCAATCTGCTAGAAAATTTACTCTCTAAGGATTCAAATGGGTTCACCAACTGAAACGTGCTCAGATACAGAATTTATCCAGCTATGGGGTCAACTTCAATCTGCCACAAGAATCTCTGAACACCTTGGGGTAAGTATTAGGTCAGTTCATTCTCGCAGGAGATGGATTGAAGACCACTACAAAATGACTCTTGGCTCTAGTGACCACCGAGGACTTAAATATGACAAGAACAGACCTAAGTCATTCTCTCCTTTAAAGCAGATAGACCTTGGCATACTAGACGGGTGTGTGATTGTGTTCTCGGATGCCCACTTCATCCCAAGTCAGCGCACAACGGCATTTAAAGGGCTTCTATGGGCTATCCAAGAGTTTAAACCCAAGGCGGTGATATGTAACGGAGATGCGTTCGATGGTGCGACTATATCGAGGCACGATGTAACTGACCAACCACAATCCTCTGTCATTCAGGAGTTAAAGGCTTGTCAGGGTGCGTTAGGTGAGATTGAGGAAACAGCTAAAGCTGAGAGACACAATGTAAAGCTACTGTTTACATTCGGGAATCACGATGTAAGGTTCGCTAATCGGTTAGCCCAACAAGCACCACAGTTTAGGGACGTAAAGGGCTTTAAGCTAACAGACCACATCCCTGATTGGGAATTCTGTTGGGCGGTATGGCCTACCCCCGAAGTTGTTGTTAAACACCGATACAAGGGTGGAGTCCATGCTACGCACAATAATGCGGTTTCAAGCGGGGTCTCAATTTGCACTGGGCATCTGCACTCCTTGAAGGTCACGCCATTCTCTGACTATAACGGAGTTCGCTATGGTATTGATTCCGGAACATTGGCTGAGATTGATGGCCCACAGTTTACCTATGCAGAATTAAATCCTAGCAACCACAGATCAGGATTTGCCGTGTTAAACTTCTTCAATGGTCAACTTTTATGGCCTGAACTCGTCCATAAATTTAGTGAAGACCACATAGAATTCCGTGGTGAAGTAATTGATGTGAGCGAATTTTGAGTGCTTGGCTAATCATCCTCACGGGGGCAATCTACGCCTACATAGCGGTGGAACAACTTGTTGTCGGCAATCCCCACATGAGCATCGTTTATGCCGGATACGCTGCTTCAAACGTGGGTCTTTACTTACTGGCTAAGTAGCTGACCACTCTCTTTCGTTCCTGCCTGAGTTAGATTTAACTGTGTTTCCCGTGAGATGGATAAGCCCTATGACTTTCATCTCGTTTAATCGCCTAGCGACTTGGTTGCCGTCTAGGTTAGTCATTGCAGCTATCCCGTCCTTACCCATAGCACCATAGCTTTGCAAGCAATCTAGGATGATCTGGTGATGCTGAGAGACTACAGGCTTTATGGCCTCTGCTGCCTCAAAAGAAGTGAGTGGGTCTGTCGTCCTAACTCTTGGGAAGTCAGGAAAGATGCGGTCAAAATACTTTTTGTAGTCCATTACTTTTCTCCTTTAGGTGGGGTACTCGCTGCACCACAGATATGCGCTACTTGTTCGCAATTCAACATTTCGGGCGGCATCCGCTTTCCCCCGTTAACTTAAAATGGTGCTTTATCGTAATCGTCAAGCCAGTCTTTATGCTCATCAGTTTTTACTGGTTTCTTAGGAGCATCAGTAGTCTTGTTCTTGATAGACAGGGACATGAACTTGTTTCCGTCCTTGCTAACCTTAATCCAAGCTGATAGCCAGTAGTCCGTTCCATCTACGTTAAGGCTTCCTTTGTAATCAGGAAACTTAGCGTCATCCTTTCTATCGTTCTTGAAGAGCGAACCTCGGTTGTTGTTGTCGTATTCCATTATTATCCTTTTGAATTTTTCAATGCTGATCTTACTTTACTAGGAAGCAGAGTCCACAATGCTATTTTTTGTTCAGCATCTAAGTTCTCTTTTTCCAACTTAATCCAAGCTACCTTGGGTTCACCTTGCTCACAGGTAGCAATTAGATCAACTGCTAACTCTCTGAGATAATTTTGCTCATCTTCTGGGATGCTTTCCATTGCGCCCTGAGTAGGCGTGATGATTACCTTTTCCTCCTTGATGGGTGCAGAGGAGTCCAGAGCGTCATGCTCTACGATCTCCATTGCTGTAACCCACAGGTAGCGTCTGGTGTAGGTTTCTACCGCACCAAGGTTCTGGATGGGATGGCAGCCCTTTAAGTTAGCCTCTGCCATTGGGCTAGTGATGACTAGGCTAGTGCCATCGTCCGTGTCTGTGATGGTCAGGCTTGCTATCTCAGAATCGTAGGAGACTATGCCACACAGACCAAGTTCAAAAAACAATGAATTGATTGTGGGGATAAAGTCACCAAGTTCAAAGTAACTGTAGCCAGCAAACTTATTGTGACCAGACTTCTTGAGGGATGCGTGTTGCAAGCGAATTCTTGCTTCCATTAACTTCTTATGTACCATTTCATTCTTCCTTTAAGTATTCTTCAATCATTGCTTCTTTGTCTTCCTCGTATAAATCCTCGAAAGGTACGAAGTGGTTTTCTCCACAGCAAGAGCCGTAGGTCTTTGGGTTAGTACAGTAGCAACAGTAAGTACCTGATAGGTCTTTGATTGCGTCTTCTCTCGTTAGCTTAGTCATTGGATTCTTTCGATAGGCTTTGCTACAAGCCATTTATCACCCAACTGGCGTACTGACTTCACCCATTGTCTTTGGTAGGCTCTAATGACCTCTGGAGGGGCATCGTAGGTGCAAAACATCTTACGGACATGGGTTAAGAATCGTGTGTTCATTAACCTCTCCAAGCGAGTAATACACCCCAACCACCAAAGATGATGATTGCTAACAAGCACTCAACTACTGTTTGAATAATCTTACTTTTCATTCTGGTTTCCTTAAAAAGACCCACTTACGTTTTGT